TTATTGAACTTGCGGTTGCAGGCTTCAGTAAAGACGACATTGAAATTACCAGAGAAAAAAATACTTTGGTAATCAAAGGTAATAAAGAAGATGAAGATATGGGACAAGCAGAATATCTACACAGAGGTATTGCTGCACGTAACTTCACAAAAACAATTACCATTGCTGACACTATTGAAGTACATAGTTCAGAACTCAAAGATGGTATTCTGCGTGTTGGTCTTATTAATGTTATTCCAGAACATCAAAAGCCAAAACGCATTGAAATTGGTAATGAATTGAAGTTTTTTGAGCCTAAACTTCTACAAGAAGAAAAGAAGGCTGCGTAATCAGTGGGGCGAAAGCCCCACTTTGAAGGATACATGATGGACAAAGACCTACGATCATATCTCAAAATCTATTCTGATTGGCTCACACCAGAAGTGTGTCAAGAAACTGTTGACGAACTTGAACTAGTTGAAGGACAGTTTCAGACGCACCAGTTCTACGACTATCAGAATAATTCTAATCATTCGTATGAGCATGAACTTGCTGTTACATGGTCAAATGTAAAGCACAAAGAGTACATCATGCAAAGAATATGGGATGGCTTGCAGAGATATCACAAAGAACTTACTGATTGGGGTTGTAATTGGTATCAATCTTGGCAAGGATTCACTGAAGTTCGTTTCAACCGTTATCGTGAAGATACACAAATGAAACTTCACTGCGACCACATTCATTCAATGTTTGATGGTCAACGTAAGGGTATACCAACACTTACTATTCTTGGTGGTTTGAATGGCGGCTATGATGGTGGTGATTTGGTATTTTGGCAAGACACTCCTATAACTTTGAAGTCTGGTGAGATTATGATTTTCCCATCAAACTTCCTTTATCCACACAGAGTCGATCTGGTGACGAAAGGCACACGATACTCTTATGTTGCTTGGACATGGTAATGAAATCAAATTCAAACTTTAAAATGGGCAAAGAACTGAAGGTTCTACTTTCAGGTCTTTCTGGTAAAAACAAGACTGACTACAAGCGTGAGATGATTCAAGCAATCATTGCTCCACGAATTGAATTCAAGAAGAAGAAAAAAGAAGAGGTGCAAGGTGACTGATCTGTTGATGGTAAGTCACTTTCATAAAGACTTTCCTTTTAATCATGAATCCTCTTGGCTGAAAGCAGCATACGCTGGTTCTCATGCGCCATACAAGTGGCAACCACCAGGTCCCGGCAATTGGATCAACACATCACAACATAAAAGTGTATATGGCTATCGTCACTATTACAGCATGTGTAGTGAAGATGAGTTTCTTCGTGCATTAGCACAACAAGCATCCGAGTATTACTTGTGGCATAATGGTCGTGCAGACTTCATTGGCTGTACAACATATCGTCGTTATTTGGACTTCAAAGGTGACTTGGGTAAAAATATTCTGAAATCATCGTTGCCGGCCACACAAGAAAGTGCTAATTACATGTCATCCGATGAACAGAAGGCGGCCGCACTCAAACTACTTGAGACACACGATGCGATTACGAATCACATCACACCATTGCCATACTCAGTTCGTAATCAGTATCTACAGTCACAACCAGCAGAGTATTTGAATCTGTTTTTAGAGGGTATTGAAAAGTTATTACCTGATTACAGAGACAAGATGAGTTGGTGGGATGACAACGGCGCCAGTTTTGAAACATGTTATGTCATGCGTAAGCAACTGTTCAGAAAATATGCTTCTGAGTTATTTGAACTTTTAGAATATGTGTGGCAGAACACAAGCAGAGTATATCCAACAACTACAACAACATCTGAGCCATTGCCTTGGAGATATCCAGGTTTTTTAGGTGAAAGATTTTTACCATTCTTCCTACACGCCAACAACGTAAACGTGGCTAGAACGTCACTTGTCATTTTGGAATAGTCGGAACGATTTTTTCGTCGTGCGCCATGCATGAAGTGAGTGCTTACTTATAATGAAAGAAAAATACGTAAAAGCCCATATGAAAGCGGCCAGCGTTTATGCTGAACTTTCAACTGCTCGTAGATTACATGTAGGTTGTGTAATCGTCAAAGACAATACCATCATTGGTATCGGATATAACGGCATGCCATCTGGTTGGGATAACAACTGTGAAGAAACTTTATATGTCCTCAAAGATGAATGTTATGAGACACCGGAATGGATGATTGCCAATGGTTATACCGAAACTGCTCATGGTTGGACACGGTTAACGTCTAAACCAGAAGTTCTACATGCCGAATCTAATGCTATTGCTAAAGTTTCTCGGTCAACAAACTCAAGTGATGGGGCAACAATGTTTATTACCCACGCACCGTGCTTGGAATGTGCTAAGATGATATATCAGTCAGGAATCAAGGAGGTTTACTACAAAAACGCCTACAGAAGTGATTCGGGTATTAATTTTCTAAAAAAATGTGAAATTAAAGTTATTCAAATTGAGGAGTAAATTATGAGCAATATCACAAAAGTAGCAAAACAATTGGCTGAAGCCAATCCTAAAATCTCCAAAGCATACAAGTATGATCTTGTGATGCGTGAGTTTGATAACAAGATTGAATTGATCGGTCTTGTTGATGATCCAACATATGACATTGCCGATTTTGTCGGTCGTGAAATGTTGTTTCCAAAAAAGTGGGTAACACTTGATGTTTATGAACCAACTACAAGGGTATCTGTATGAGTGAAATAGTTTGTATCACATTTAAAACACATCAAACAATCATTGGTGAAGTAGTTGATAAAGGTGAGATTGGTGTAAAAGTAAAAAACCCAATGCAAGTCATTGCAGTGCCACCACGTTCAGCAAGTGATCCGGGTGGTGTTGGCTTTGCGCCATATCTTGCTTTTGTTGAAGAGTTTGATAAAGGTATTACTTTCAATAATAATGACATTCTAACAACCAATACACCCGTTTCTGATTTGCTGGCACAATATAGAAAAATGTTTAGCCGAATTGAAATTGCACCACCTGGTCTTGTGATTTAATGAGTAAATATTATACGAATGTTTGCGTCCACGGCAATCACATACTTTTTCGTGGAGTGAACAACGGTCGGAGAGTTAAGACAAAGGTCAAATACTCTCCGACTTTGTTTTTGCAGTCTAATAAACAAAACCAATGGCGTTCATTGTTCAATGAGCCATTGGAACCTATGACTTTTGATACTATTCGGGAGGCACGTGATTTTGTCAAACGTTACGAAGATGTTTCAAACTTTAAAATCTACGGCAATACACGCTATGAATACGCATTCATTGCTGACAATTTTAGAGGGATTGTTGATTGGGATATTTCTCATCTCTCTGTCGCTTTCATAGACATTGAGGTTGGTTCTGAAAATGGATTTCCTGATCCATACAAGGCTACTGAGCCTATTACAGCAATCGCTATTCATCAATTGAATGGCGGTACTACGGTTTATGGTTGTGGTGATTATGAGGTAAAAGGTGAAGAAACATACATTAAGTGTGAAGATGAAATCAATCTTTGTGAACGGTTTATTGCTGATTGGTCAAGCGACCATCCTGACGTTGTTACTGGTTGGAATATCAAGTTCTTTGATATTCCTTACCTTGTCAATCGTTTCTCACGTTTATTTGGGGATGATGTAGTAAACAAGTTGTCACCATGGTCTGTCTATTCTGAAAGAAAGACTGTGTTCAAAGGCAAAGAGCAGATTGTTTATGATCTGGTCGGCATTTCTGTTCTTGATTATCTTGAACTGTACCAATGGTATGCACCTGGTGGTAAAAACGCCGAGAACTATCGTCTAGATACAATCGCCAGTGTAGAACTTGGTGAAAGCAAACTATCATATGATGAGTATGATAATTTACATCAACTCTATAGACTTGATCATCAAAAGTTTATTGAGTATAACATCAAAGATGTGCATCTGATTTTGAAACTGGAAGATAAACTAAAACTGGTTGAACTTGCACTGACTCTGGCGTATGACACCAAGTGTAACTATGATGATGTATTTGCACAAACAAGAATGTGGGATGCACTGATCTACAACTATCTACTTGATAAGAAGATTGTTGTGCCACCACGCCGTATTGCCAAAAAGAGTGAAGCATTTGAAGGTGCTTATGTCAAAGAACCAAAAATTGGTTTACATAATTGGGTCGCATCATTTGACTTAAACAGTCTGTATCCGCATTTGATTATGCAATACAACATCTCACCAGAGACCTTGATTGAGAAAGATGATTATACTGATGATATGCGCCGTATTTCAACACAGGCATCGGTAGAAAGTTTGCTTGACCAAAAAATTGATACGAGTGTGATGAAAGATGTGACAGTTACACCAAATGGTCAATTCTTTCGTACAGACAAGCAAGGTTTTCTACCAGCAATGATGATTGAGATGTATGAAGACCGTAAAAAGTTTAAGAAGTTGATGTTGA